AGCATACTAGATTAAGAGAGATTATTAAGGAAGTGCTTGATGAGATGAGCGTAACAGGAGGAGTAGGAGGTTACTTAACTCCTTATGCTTTTTCAAAAAATACAAATAGAGCAACTAAATTTTTACAAAAATTAGGATATAAAAAAGTAGAAAGACCAAAAAGACCGAGTCATACTAAAATGTTTGATTACTTAGACGAAAATAAATAACATGAGAACATTACAAGAAAAATATAACGCCATTCAAGAGGGTAGATTTTCAAAAGATCAATTCCTAAGAGATGCAAGACTTCAATTACCAAACCTAATCACTCAGTATAACGGATACGATGATGCTGTTCAGATATTAAAGAACAGGGGAATGATTAAAGAAAATAAACTTCAAGAGAATTTCACTGAATATTCAGATGATGCACTTACTGATATGATTGTAAATCTATCAAGATATGAAGGTAATGAGGAAGATATCAGAAAAATAAAACAAGAGTTAGGAAAACGTAAAGGACAAGTAAACGAAGCTAGACTTACTAAGAAGAGTTTAACAGACTATAGATATAAGCCAACTAATGAAATGGATAATTATCCATACGAACAAATCCTAAGAGGATTAAGAGTAGAGCTTGAGACAATGGGCATTGAAGGAACTCCTACTGCTGAAGAGTATCAAAAAGCATTAGCAAAAGTTCTTAAAAATCTAGAAAAAGACGAAATCTTTTATACAAACCAAGTAGCAGGAGTAAAAGCAAATAGAAAAAGAACAGATTTAATGATTGATGCAACTCCTAAAAACGAAGTTGATAAAGAAAACGGATTACAAAAAGCACAACTAAAAGAAGCTGTTAAAAAAATAATTAAAAATATTCTCTCAGAAGATTTTCAAGACCCAGACCTATTTGATCCGGATGAAGAAAGAGAAGAAAGAAGATCAAGATACGGACAGAATGAATTTGGGGATGGAGAGGAAGTATATGAAATGTTTGCAGAAGGACCTCAAATGTTTGAAACTACAGACAAAGAAGCAGATAAAGACATGGTTCGTAAATTCATGACAATGTACGAAACTGATCCTTCGAAATTTGAAAGACTCCACAAACAAGCTCAAGTTCAAGCTAAAACAAATAGTGATATAAAATATAAACACTTGTTAAGTTTACTTGATAGAGCAAAAGCAGGAGCTTTACAAAGTCTAGCAAATCAAGATAGATTTGAAGCAGATAGAGAAGGAATAGATGAGATTGGAATGTTTCATGATCCAATTGGGTATAAAAAATCTAAACCCAATCCTGCAGATAAAATCTATACTAAAGAGTATCAAGGTAATGGAGTTTATAAGATCTTCAAAAATGGAAAACTAATTAAAACCATCGAAGGAGAGGGGAATGCTAATGCTTGGATGAATCAAGCTAAAAGAGCTGATAGAGAAGGACTAAATGAATCAGTATCACTAAAAGATTTATTAGATTAATCATGAACAACCTAATAATAGACGTAACTCCTTTTAAAGGACTTCTTACAGAATCAAAAACCAAACCAGGTGTTTTTGAGGTAGTAGGTATCATGCAAAGAGCAGGAGCAAAGAACCAAAACGGAAGAATCTATAAAAGAGAAATTCTTGAAGAAGAAGTAAAAAACTATGTAGAGAATTTCGTAAAGGTAGGGAATGCATATGGAGAATTAGATCATCCAGAATCCCCAATTGTATCATTAAAAAATGCATCACATGTGGTTAAAGAACTTTGGTGGGAAGGTGATGATTTAATGGGAAAAGTAGAACTACTAAATACTCCATCAGGAAATATCGTAAAAGAAATTCTAAGAGGAGGACACACAATAGGAATTTCTTCTCGTGGAACAGGATCAGTACAGCAGACAAACGAAGGAACTTTAATGGTTCAACCAGACTTTGAATTAGTATGTTGGGATTTCGTTTCTAATCCTTCTACACAAGGAGCTTTCATGAATCCAATTTCATTAAATGAAGGAAAAGTAAAAGCAGGAAAATACGATAAATTAGATTCAATAATCAATAATATTCTAAGAGCATAATGGAAAACTTTAATTTAAAAAAATTCTTAGTAGAAAATAAATTAACTAGTAATTCTAGAATGATAAATGAAAATTTATACTACGATTACCAAGATAGTGAAACAGGAGCTAGAATTATAATGAATGATGATACTATGGATGCTATATTAGATGATACACAACTACAAGATTTTATTACTCCAAAGTCATTTACAAGAAATAATAAAGGTGAGGTAGTGTTAGGAGTTGATTGGATGGATTATGATCAATTTGATAAATTAGCTAATTTTCTAGGAATTAAATACTAAAAACATAATGAAAAGAGATTTTAACATACATGAGTGGCAAGCAAAGTACTTGAAAGAAAATAAAGAAGTAAGAGAAATAACCTCAGGCGGATTACAGAGAATAGACGGAATGGTACATAGAGGATTACTTAAAGAATTCTTAGAGGTTTTTGATGAAATACATTCAGATCTAATACTAACAGGAGAAGAATTTCCAGCTATAGATTTAATAGAGTTTCTATCACAAGAAATGCAAAGATACGCAGAAGATACAGGAATGGATAGAGAATAAAACAAACACAGCCCACCCCAAAAAGGTGGGTTTTTTTATGTTTTGGAAAAACAGGTATATTTATTACTGAATATGTCATGAGATATATATGACATCTACTACACGTAAAATTACTATTACGCTTCCAACTACTACAATAAGCGTACGACAAAATCACAAAACAAAATGTCAAACAAAGATTTATTAAAGCAAGCAATTGCCGAAGCTAAAACTATTCGTGAAGCTGCAATCGCCAACGCTAAAGAAGCTTTAGAAGAATCATTGACTCCTCATTTAAAAGAAATGTTAGCTTTAAAACTCCAGGAAATGGAAGAAGATGACATGGAAGAAATCGTAAATGAAGAAGATCTGATTAATGATCCAAAAGGACCTACTGCTCATGGAAATGTAGCAGAAGCTGAAGAGGAAGAAGAAACTGAAGAAGCTCCTGAAGAAGAGGAAGAACCAGCTGAAGAAGAGGAAGAAGAGGTAGAGATTGAAGATATGTCTGTAGAGGATCTTAAAGATCTAATCAGAGATATTGTTAGTCAAGAACTTGGTAATGAAGAAGAAGCTCCTGAGGGCGAGGAAATGGTAGGAATGGAAGATGAAGAGGAAATCGACATCAACGAAATCCTAGCAGAACTAGCCGAAGGTGATTCAGAAACAGACCATGAAGTAATGTACGAAGAAGAATCTGAAAATGCCTTTGACAGATGGCTTACAGGTGTTTCTGCTAAATTAGAAAAATTCGGTAAAGAAAATCCAGTTGTTCAAGCCCTTGAAAAAGCAATCGATACAGCTCAAAAGAAAGCTAAAGAATTAGGAATAACAGGAGCTATGACAAAAGGACAAAAAGCTTTCGAAGAAGTAACATTAAATGAAGAAGAATCTGAAACAGGCTTTGATGCTTTCCTTACAAAAATTTCCAACCAATTAGAGAAATTTGGAAAAGAAAGTCCGGTTATCCAAGCTCTTGAAAAAGCAATCGACAGAGCTCAAGAAGCGGCTAAAAAAGCAGGAATAACAGGAGCTATAACAAAAGGTCAAAAAGCTTTTGAACAAGTATCAGAACTAGAAGAAGCCCTTGCCACAGTCGCTCAATTAAGAACTCAACTTCAAGAGGTTAATCTTCTAAATGCTAAGTTACTTTATGTAAATAAAGTTTTCAAAGCAAATAACTTAACTGAAGGTCAAAAAGTAAATGTTGTAGCAGCATTTGATAAAGCAGAAACAGTTAAGGAAGTTAAATTGGTTTATGAAACAGTTTCTAAAAACGTTTCAACAAAACAACCAGTTAAACAAGCTATTAAAGAGCATACATCTTTTGCTTCAAGACCAGCAGGAACTACTCAAAAACAAGTAATCAACGAAGTTTCTGAAGCTGTAAAGAGAATGCAAATTCTAGCAGGTATTAGAGAAAGAGAAAATTAATTAAAAAAAACAAAAACTTATTTTAACCAACAATGGAACTAAATCAATTATTAGAAAGCTCAAACAACTATAAGACATTACAAGCTGATGCAGCTCGTCTTTCAGGAAAATGGGCAAAATCTGGTTTACTAGAGGGGATCTCTAACGTAAACGACAGAAACAACATGGCTATGATTCTTGAGAATCAAGCAAAACAAATTGTAGCCGAGCAATCACAAACAGGAGGAACTGCTACTTTTAGTGCAGGTACTGGAGAACAGTGGGCAGGGGTAGCTCTACCACTTGTACGTAAAGTATTCGCTCAAATTTCAGCTAAAGATTTCTTATCTGTTCAACCAATGAACCTACCATCAGGTCTAGTGTTTTACCTAGACTTTAAGTATGGTACTACTAAAAGTCCTTTCTCAACAAACCAAAACATGTACGGTAACGTATCAACTGCTAACGACAAAATGGAAATTGATGAAGAAGTATCAGGAGGTCTTTACGGTGCAGGAAGGTTTGGATACACAATCTCTTCTTCTTTAGGAACAGCAACTGTAACTTCAGGTTCAACTCCATCATCTTCAATAGGATACCAAGATGGGCTATCACCACTAAACTACTTTAGTGTACCATTCCCAACATCTTCATTAACTAATCCAGATTTAGACGGCGTAAGAGCATTTAGATTACTATCAGCATCTGTAGATATAACAACTAACCCAGAATTTACAACTGTATCTTCATCTGCAGCCGGTGTTTTCGTAAACTTTGTAGTAAATAAGGTAGGTTTACCATTCCAGACAAGCTCATTATCAGCAACAGTTAGTTACCAAAAACAACCAACTGATAATACAAGAGGTGACTTCGAAGATACTGCAGGTACTCTAGGAGGTAACATCGTAATCCCTGAAATCAACGTACAACTTGCCTCTGAAGCTATCGTTGCTAAAACACGTAAGTTAAAAGCACAGTGGACTCCAGAATTCGCACAAGATCTTAACGCTTACCATTCAATTGATGCTGAAGCTGAATTAACTTCTCTATTATCTGAGTATATCTCTATGGAGATTGACCTAGAATTACTTGATATGTTAATCCTAG